GATCTTATGAAAACTCACTTGTCATTGTAGACGAGTGTCAGAATTTAACATTTGAAGAGTTAAAGGCAATTACAACACGCCTTGGTGAGAACTCTAAAATGGTCCTCTGTGGCGATCCTGCCCAGAGTGATATTAACAGTGGTAAGGACATTTTAAAATTTGTCCAACTATGCAAGAAACATAACATTGACATTCCTATCATCGAGTTTGGTGTAGACGATATTGTTCGCTCAGACATCGTTGCAAAGATTGTTAGGATGCTTATGGAGGAGAAACTTTAAATGGCAAACCTAACAACGACCCCATCAAAGGCTAAGACGAAAAGCCTTGGGGATCCAAATGCAGCATACGAGTCTATGCGCCCTCTCTGGGAAAAGGCCAGAGCTGTTCTTAATGGACAACAACATGCAAGAGCATACGATGATGTAATTGATACTGCAACATACAATAATTTGCTATTGCCCTTTTCTCCAACAATGACTGCACAACAGTACAACTTCTATCGTGCTGAGGGTGAGTTACCAGGACTAACGGCACAATACGCTAAAGTTCTTGTTGGCGGATTGTTACGTAAACAAGCGGCTATCGAACTTCCAGAGAATGTATTTCCTGAAGGAACTGAAGACTGGATTCGTACTTCTTTTGGTGCTGATGGTACCTCATTACATGGCTTCTTAGATGCGGCTATTTGGGAAGAGCTACAGTCGTCTAGAGCTTGGTGCTTAGTAGACTACCCTACAGTAGCTAATCCAGACGCTCTCACTATGGAAGAGGCTAAGGCTTTGTCCCCGTATGTGATGCTCATTCAGGCAGAGAACATTATTAACTGGCGTAGAGGTCAAGACCGTAATACTAACAAACAAGTATTAACAAGTTTACTTTTCCGCTACTACATGGAAGACTATTCTAAAAATGAATTCCACCCAGACTATGTAGATACTGTTACTCACTATCACTTAGATGAGTCAGGACTGCTTGTTGTAGATACCTACACACGAGACACTAATGAGTCTGTAAGCGTTATTAATGGTAACGTTACATCTAAGTATCAAACAGACAATGCTAATGCAGCATGGGTAAAGACACGTACAGAAGTACCTTTGATGAACGGTGAGAGAATGAACTTCATTCCTGCCTATCCATTGAACGGTCAGATTGATCCTGTTGAGCCAATCCTACAATCACTGATTGATCGTGAGATTGCTCTGTACAACAAAGTTAGCCGACGTAATCACTTACTCTATGGTGCAGCTACATACACTCCAGTAGTTATGTCAGATATGACTGATGAAGAGTTTGAGAACATTGTGGAGGCAGGTCTAGGCTCATGGATTAAACTCCGTGCTGGAGACGATATTAAGGCCCTAGATACACCAACAGGTGCATTGAAGGATATGGAAAAGAGTATCGAAGCTACTATTGAAGAGATGGCTCGTATGGGCATTCGTATGCTCTCGCCAGAGGGTTCTTCAGGTGAGTCAGGCGTAAGCTTAGAAATTCGTAATGCTGCTCAGACTGCTCAACTAGGTATGCTTAATACTCGTATCTCAGAGACAATGAGACAGATCATTGCAGTAATGCTTAAGTGGAAGTACAATATTGAAGTTCTTCCAACGGATATTAAGTTTACACTAAGTGCTGACTTTAATCCTACTCCTGTAGGCGCAGACTGGATGAGACTAGTTACAGAGTGGTACCAGCAAGGTATTATTCCACGTTCTACATTTATCTCCATTGCTAAATTCAATGATGTGCTCCCAGCTGAGTACAATGATGAAGAGGGTGTTGCAGAGATCCAGAGTGATCCTCTAGTAGACACTAAGGCAATGAGTATAGACTCTTCAATTGCGGATACAGATAATATGCGCCCTAATAATAGGGATGATGATAACGATAACGTATAATAAGGACATCCTTGATGTAGTTATTATGCGACATTAAGGAGTTCAAATGCCAACACCAATTAATACAGATCTTTATGATCGTATTATACAACACTTGGCTGATACAAGGCTATACGAGGCGGAAACCTCTACTAATGTAAGTAGGGGTATCCGTAGACATCAAAAAAGACTTAGAGATTTACTAAAGTCTAATATTAAAGCTGATGTTAAACCAGAAGTTACAAGGGCTACTCGTGAATTACACATGATAGTAGATAACTCTGTTACTGATTATGCAGGAGCAGCAGTTAACTTCCATTCTAATAACTTAGATAGAAGTGCAGGTAACTTCTTTAGGGTTCAAAGGCCTAGAGCTAGTGACGCTATTCCTAAACTAATTGGACCTAATATCAGTGCCTCTAAAACACTCAGAGAACATTTCGATACAATCGGTACAGCTGAATTAGCTAGAATTGATGGAAAAATTAAGTTAGGTCTGGCTGATGGTAAGTCAACTAAACAAATCTTAGATGAGGTAATTCGTACTACTGCCCTTACTGAAGTACAGGCTAAAGTTCTTGTTAGAACAGCTATTACTAACACTCAGTCTACTGCAATGAATCTAGTAATGAGTCGTAACGAAGAGTTATTGATTGGCTACAGATTTACTGCTGTTCTTGACAATCGTACTTCTCCCATTTGTGCACACCACGATGGTCAGGTATATAAGATTAATGATTTAAGGTTTAGGCCCCCACTTCACTGGAACTGCCGTAGTTCTATGGTTCCTATTTTAAAGAATAAAGAACAACTATTAAAATCTCTTGAAGAGAAAGAAGATAGTAGGCTTAAGGCTAACAAATTAAAAGAAACAAATCCAACATTATTAAATGGTAGTCCTCCTCCAGTAGAAACCTACAGTATTTGGCTTAAACGTCAACCTATGGCTGTACAAGTTAAACACTTAGGTAGTGAAGAGAAAGCTGGATTGTTACAGAAGGGTGCATTAGAAGTAAAAGCATTTACTACTGCTAAAGGTCAACAGCTAAGTATTGCAGCATTAAGAAAGCTTGATAATGCAAGAACACTGTGGTTTCCAACTAGACAAACTGCTGTATCTAAGGCTGAAGAAAATTTATTTCAGCTTAATGTAGCTAGACCTAATGAGTTACTACGAAATACAGAGGCTCAAAGACAATTAAGAGAGATGTATATAGCTGACTCAGATAATGTGGCTCAGGCTATTTCCTTGACAGACTATCGTGGTACTACACTAGCAGGTAAACGATCAGTTAGGATTAGATCTAACAATGAGTTTGATGAACGTAACAATAGCTTTGATCCATTTACTGGTGAACAAAGTTCTACACTATTGTATGATCCTGACTATATTACACTTCAAGAACGACTTGACTTTGTTAAGAACTCAAAGGCTTTATCACAAGATCAAAAAGTTTGGATCAGAGACTTTGTAGAGAGTCTTGATGAGTCAGTATCTGTTAATCAACAAACCGCTGTAGCTGAAAATCTTCGTGTTGTGTTTGAACGATACAACAATAACAAAGAACCTTGGGTTAACTTCATGAACGTTGTTCGTGGAGAGATGCAGTACTCTGTTGTTAATACTAGTCGTATTCTTGATCGTAGGTCTCGGGCTAGATCTCAACAGTTTGATTCTTATGGGGTTGCTGGTGAGCCAGCTAAAGTTCAGATCTTTGGTAGATACTACACGTTTGATGAAATTACAAATAACACACTGTTAAACCAAAGATATAAGGAATCATGGGAGACTCGTCTTGGTAGACCTCTAGCCCGTAGACTTCTTTACACTGGACGTACCCCTCTCTATACATGGTTTAGAGGTCCGCTAACTAGGGATACAAAATCTTTTAGTAAACGACTCGAAACATTTGTCAGAGAAGAAATTCCTGGTGGAGCTTTATGGCTAGATCGTAATAAACCAAAAGAAGGTTTAATTGCACAGTTTATTAGAGAAAAGAAAGAAAGCTGGAGAAGAATTCTAGATTTAGAGTTTCTGTACAAGGGTAATAAACAAAGTTACCTACAGCAATATATTGAAAACAAAACAAATGATAAGTTTATTGTTGATGCATTATCAAGGGTAATTAGCGTTGTGGCAGATGGTAAATCTACTGACTATGACACATTAGCAATTAACATTGGTAAAGAGTTAAGAAGCAATTGGAAGTATCCAGAGTTTCCCTTCTTTAAATCAACATTAAAAGATTATCATGAAGATGGCTCACAAATTTTAACTGCATTAAGAGACTCAGGTTATATTAGAGTAGTTAAAAGAGGTAAGACGAGGAGATCAGTTGTAGACCTAGAGACA